AATGAAGAAGAAACCTAAGTTTGAAAAATATAAGAAAAAAGAAGGAAATTATCGAATTAAATAGAATTATATGTTTTATGGAGGTGGTAGATAAATGAGAAAATCAGTTGCATCTATAAAAGATATAGTTACCGTTGGAGGAAGTGTTATACTTGATGCTAATGAGTACACTACTTTAGCTTTAAAAGAAATAGCTGTCATATGTAAAAGTAGAGATAGTAAATTAATATTAAAAAATGCAAAAGTTAAATCGACTGTTGATTTAAAAGAGTTAGCACTTTTTAAAAGTGTAATATTAGATTTAACTTAAATTAATGGAACTCTAGAAATAGGGTTCTTTTTTATTTTCCAAAACGACAAATAAACGAGGTGGTGGTATGAATGAAAATGCAAAGTTAGCATATGAAGATTATAAAAAAGGTATGAAATACAAGGAAATAGCTGAAAAACATAAAGTTAGTATATCAACAGTAAAATCATGGGCAAGTAGATATTGGAAACAAAAAGGTTGCAACCCTAAAGAAAAAGTTGCAACCAAGAAAAAGAAAGGTGCTCCTATAGGAAATAAAAATGCTACTGGACCTCCTGGCAATAAGAATGCAGTAACAACTGGAGAATTTGAAAATATATTCTTTGATACATTAGAGAAAGATGAACTTAATCTAATAAAAAGTATTGAGTTGGAAAAAAGAAAGTTATTAGAACAAGAGATTCAGCTTCTTACAGTTAGAGAGAGAAGAATGTTAAAAAGAATAGATGATTTAAAAAAATCTAAAGAAGTTGTAATAGATACTGAAACTCATGGTACTCAAGGAGATTCAGAAGTTAGCTTAGTAAACTACGAAAGCAAATTGAATAAGATACAAAATATAGAAGAAGCTTTAACTAGAGTTCAAGATAAAAAGCAAAAGGCAATAGATACATTACATAAGTTTGAAATGGATGAACAAAAGTTAGAATTGACTGTAATGAAGCTTGAACTTGAAATAATGAAGCAAGGTGGACAAGATGAGGAAGTTGAAGATGATGGATTTATGGAAGCTTTAGAGTATCAAGTAGGTGATGCTTGGGATGATTAAGGATAGAATAAAAAAACTTAAAGATAAAGTAGAAAAAATGAAATCATCTAGAGGTAACACAGTAAAAAAAGCTACTATAAAATTTAGTCCATTTTCTAAGAAACAAAAGAAAGTTCTAACATGGTGGTTACCAAATAGTCCTGTAAGTGATAAAGATGGAATTATAGCAGATGGAGCTATAAGAAGTGGTAAAACTATATCAATGTCATTATCATACTCTATATGGGCTATGAGTAAATTTAATGGTCGAAGTTTTGGTATGTGTGGTAAGACAATAGGATCATTTAGGCGTAATGTTTTGTTTTGGCTAAAGCTTATGCTTAAATCTAGAGGATATAAAGTTGAAGATAAAAGAGCAGATAATCTCATGGTAGTTAGTAAAGGTGATGTTACTAACTATTTTTATATCTTCGGAGGGAAAGACGAAAGGTCACAAGATTTAATACAAGGTATAACATTAGCAGGATGTTTCTTTGATGAAGTTGCGCTTATGCCGGAATCGTTTGTTAACCAAGCTACAGGACGTTGTTCTGTTGATGGTTCAAAGTTTTGGTTTAACTGTAACCCAGATGGACCATATCACTGGTTTAAAACTAACTGGATAGATAAGCAAGAAGAAAAGAATATACTATACTTGCATTTTACTATGGATGATAACTTATCATTATCAGAAAAGATTAAGAAAAGATACGCAGGTATGTATTCTGGAATATTTTATAAACGTTATATATTAGGTCTATGGGTAGTTGCAGAAGGTATTATATATTCGATGTTTGATAAAGAAAAGCACGTTGTTAAAGCTTCTGATTATCAATATAAAGAATACTATGTATCTTGCGACTATGGTACACAAAACCCTACTTCATTTGGTTTATGGGGGAAAACATTGGATAATAAGCACGTTATGATAAAAGAGTATTATTATAGTGGCAGGACAACAGGAGTACAAAAGACAGACTTAGAATATTCGAAAGATTTAAAAGAATTTACTAAAGATTATAAAATTAAATATGTAATACTAGATCCATCAGCTGCATCATTTAAAGCTCAACTAATTAAAGATGGATTTAAAGTTATTAAAGCTAAGAATAGTGTACTTGATGGAATAAGATTAGTAGCTAGTTTATTAACTGAATTAAAAATATTCTTTGATGAAAGCTGTTATGATACATTTAAAGAATTTAGCTCTTATATCTGGGATGATGAAGCTTGTAAAAAAGGTGAAGATAAACCAGTTAAAGAACATGACCATAGTATGGACCAGATAAGATACTATTGTATGACTATCGTAGGAAATAAAGGTAAATCTAAAAGGACATTAAATAGATAGGAGGTGATGGTATGAATATAATAGCTGCAAATAATATTATAAATATGGAGCTCCAAGGATTATTTCCTAAAGACAGACTTGAAGAAATGAATGAAATAATTAATTACTACAAGTATTATGAAGGCGAAGAACTGGATTGGATTAAAAGTGCTACTGATTATGTGGCTACAGAAAAAGATACTAATTATATTAAAAAGTTAATAGATGAAGAAGCTAGATTTATGTTTTCTAAACCTCCTTATTTTAATATTAATGTTGAAGGTAATGAAGAAGTAGAAAAAAAGCTTAATAAATATCTAAAGCGGACATTGAAAAATAACCTTTTTAACAATGATATTATAAAAGCTACTAAAGATTTTCTAATTGGTAAAAGAATAGCTCTTAAGCTAGTTGCTAATAAAGTCACTAATAAGATTGAAATAGCTTTTATTCCTTCTTTAGAATTTGTACATATTCCTAAGATAGATAATGTCAAAGAATTAGAACAAATTATATTTTGTTATCAGTTAGAAGAAAATATATCTAGAGAAAATCAACGATTTTGGAAGCAAAAGTATTATATGAGTAAAGATTATTGTTATGTAGATGAAGCAATATATGATGGAACCGGCAAGGTAATAAAAATTATAAAAGATAATGAAAATACCAAATTACCTTTTATACCATGCTATGTGATAATGAATGATGCTTTAACAGGAGATACAAAAGGAAAATCAGATGTAAAACCATTAATAGAGAATCAAAAGGCATATAACCAACTTACTAGCGAAGATATAGATACTATTATAAAAGGTATGAACAGGATTATATATATGCTTAATGTTGATGATGACTCTATAATGGAGGATGATGGCAAGCCGAAGATAAGTTATAAAGCTGGATCTGTTTGGAATTTAGAAAAAGATAAACAAGCAGGTGAGGGTGATAAAGCAGAAGTAAATACTATAGGTTCTGATTTTGCATATGATCAAAGAATAGAGAATGCATTAGATAGAATATTAACTGATATGTATGATAGTTTATCTATACCGAAACTTAATACAGATGATTTAAAATCTCTTACAAGTGCTAAAGCTATAAAAGCTATATATCAACAATTCACTTCGTGCATAGAGGAAAAGATGACTTCATGGATACCAATGCTTGAATGGATGGTAGAAGCTATTATAGAAATGTCTAGAATATATAAAATAGGTGATTTACCTAATATAGATATTGAAGATGTAGAAATAATAGTGCAAAATCAATATCCATTACCAAGCGATGAATATGAGGAAATGGCAAATGATATGCAACAAGTAAATACACAAGTAATGAGTAGAAAAAAGTATATAGAAAAGTGGCATAATGTACCAGGTGATGTAGCATATGAAGAGTTAAAACAAATACAACTAGAAAAACAGATGTTAGAAGATAGTTATAGTCAATTTGAAACTAACTTCGAGGATGGAGAATAATTATGAGTAGATTAAAAATTTTTATAAGCCAACCAATGAATGATAAAACAGAAGAGGAAATATTAAAAGAAAGATATGAAGCTATAAAGTGCATTAAAAACGATTTAGAGTGTATGGGACAAGATATTGAAATAATAGATAGTTATTTTGAAGATTATAATCCAGCCGAAGGATGTATACCTTTAAAATATTTAGCTAAGTCTTTAGAATTGTTAGCGGATGCAGATATAGCTTTATTTATAGGAGAATGGCACAAATACAGAGGTTGTAAGATAGAATATGAATGTGCTAAACAATATGGGATAAAGGTTATTAAGTAATGGCATCTAAAGATTATCTTAAGTTATGTGAAGAAGCTCAAAATAAAAAACTTAAGTTAGCTAAGAAACAAGAAAAACAGATAAAACAGATATACAATGATATGTATTTAAATGTATCTAAAAAGCTTTCTAAAGTTAATCCTAATACTTTATCAGAAAGATATTTAGAAGAGCTTAAAAAGGAACTAAAAAAAGAAATTAGGACTATTCATAGTCAAGTTGGAAAGATTATTAAAAAGAATATAGAAAAATCATCGGAACTAGCTAATAATGTACAGCTAGATTTTTTTATGTCTATTAATAGTCAGTACAACTTGAATATGAAGGATACTTTTTCAAGTATGTTTTCTAAGATACCTAAAGATGCAATGAATGAAATATTATTCGGTAAAGCGTACAAGGACCGTAAAGGACTTAGTGAGCGTATTTGGGAATATACTAAGAAGTTTAATAAAGATATTGATTATATTATTGCAGAAGGTATTGCTAATAAGAAAAGTACATATGAAATAGCTAAGGATTTAGAAAGGTATGTTAATCCTGATGCAGTCAAGGACTGGGAATGGTCGAAAGTGTATCCTCGTACTAATAAAAAGGTTGATTATAATGCTCAAAGATTAGCTAGAACTGCAGTTAATCATGCATTCCAACAAGCACAGAAAAGAAGTTGTGAGAAAAATCCTTATGTAGAAGGTATTAGGTGGATTAGTTCTAATATTCATGGTAGAACATGTCCGATATGCAGTGATAGAGACGGGGAGGTGTTTATGGTCAAGGATTTACCCCTTGACCACCCGTGACCGAATGGATTATGTACTACAGTTCCAGAAATACCTATGTCATTAGAAGAAATAGGAACAGAGCTTAGAAGCTGGATAGATGGAGAACAAAACATAAAATTAGATAAATGGTTTAAAGATTATGGAGAGGACTTTTTATAAGTTCTTTTTTTTATGCTCATGTACCAAGTTGTACAAGGAGAAAGTCGGAATTAGCAATGCTATAACCGACCTTTTATTATCTTTTTATTTTCTTATTGTAGATGTAAAAGAACAAATAGAAAAAAACTCTAAGTGATGCAAACACGTAAAAAGCGTAGGAGGATATTATGAAATTAATGGAAATATTGAAAGCACAAGGTTTATCGGATGAGCAGATAAACAAAATAACTGCATCTATGAAGGAAAATAAAGTTTATGAAACTTCATTAGAAAATATAGATGAAAGATACTCTAAGTTGAAAACTCAAAAGGATGATTTAGTAGGTCAGTTAAATACTGCTAACACAACTATTGAAAATTTAAAAAAGAATAACAAAGACAATGAAACTTTACAACAAACTATTAAAGATCATGAGACTACAATAGAGACTCTGAAAAAAGATAGTGAGGTTAAGATAAGAAACTTAACTTTAAATAATGCAATCAACTCTAAGCTAGCAAAGGTTGATGATAGATATAAGAAGCTTCTTGAAACACAATTTGATAGAGAAAAATTAACTATCAAAGAAGATGGGACCATTGAAGGTCTAGACGAACAGTTTAAAACTTTATCTGAAACTTACTCAGAATGGTTTGAAGAATCAACACCAAGTAACTCAGGTGGATTAGGCAACTTTAATCGTAATCTTGGGAGGAAAGGTGAAGCAACAGAAAGCTTGGGAGAAAGGTTAGCTAAGCATTCAACAGAAACAAACTCAAATTATGATTATTTTGGAGGTAGTAAATAATGGGAAAAATAAGAGTTACTGAATACGCAAATAGGAAAGAAATATTAAAGTACGATCATTTTGTAGCTGAGGCGATAGTATTAACACAAGCTAATTCAACTACGGTAGATGGTAAAAAAATAGTTAAAGCAGGAACTATATTGCCTGAAAATGGAGCAACTGCTAAAGGTGTTGTTTTATATGATGTAGATGTTACTGATGGAGATTCAACAGGTTCATTAGTTATACATGGATTTATAGATAAATCTAAATTACCGACTGAACCAGATGCTGCTGCAATAACAGCTTTACAAATGATAAAATTTATATAATTTAAGGAGGAATTAAATATGTCAACAATATACGATATAGTAAAAGCAAAAGAGATAGGTGTTTATTACAATGCCATGCAAAAAGAAAGATCTCCATATTTAGGAGAAACACTATTCCCATTAAATAAAAAGTTAGGGTTAGATTTAAAATGGATAAAAGGTTCTAAGGGTATGCCAGTAGCTTTAAAATCAAGTGGGTTTGATACTAAAGCAGAGTTAAGAGATAGAATAGGATTTTCTGATGTTCAAACAGAAATGCCTTTCTTCAAAGAAGCTATGTTAGTTAAAGAAAGTGATAGGCAAGAATTAAATAAATTATTAGGAAACCCAGCTAATCAACCATATATAGATTTAGTAACTAGAAATATATTCGACGATGTGACTACTCTTTTAGAAGGTGCATTGGTTCAATTAGAAAGAATGAGAATGCAATTATTATCAGAAGGTAAGATAGCTATAATGGCTAAAGGAATAGATGGAGTTGATAAGCCGATGGATTATGACTATAACTTAGCGGATGAACAGAAAGTATCTACAGATTGGACTAAAGCAGATTCTAATCCAGTGGAAGATATATTAAAGTGGATGGATGATGCAGAAAATAGAACTGGTTCAAGACCAACAAGAGCTATATGCACTAGAAAAACTTGGGGATACCTTTTAAATAATCAAAATGTGCAAGGAGAGTTAAAAGCATTAGGTCAAGGTAATGTAACTATAACTAATACAATGCTAGAGAATTATTTATTAGACAAATTAAATTTAAGAGTTGCTATAAATTCTAAAAAATATAAATCAGAAGCTGGTGTAGTATCTAATTACTTTAAGGATGATGTATTTACGTTATTACCTGATGGAAATTTAGGGAATACATGGTTAGGAACTACTCCAGAGGAATCAGATTTAATGAGTGGGGCTACTGGTGCAGAAGTAAACATAGTTAATTTAGGTATAGCTATAACTACTACTAAAGAAACAGATCCAGTTAATGTTAAGACAAAAGTATCTTTAATAGGATTACCTTCATTCGAAAGAGCGGATGAAATAATCATAGCTAATGTAAATAATCCCAGTTAAAACCCTAAGTAAAGACTTAGGGGAAATTCTAAATGATGAAATCGACGATGAAAAAAATGAAATTACCAACATGGATGAATTTGATTATGACTATATGACTGTATCAGAGCTTAAAGAATTAGCTAAAGAAAAAGGTATAGAAGGGTATTCTAAGTTAAAGAAAGCTGAGATAATAGAAATATTAAAGTAGGTGCATTATGGAAGAAATTCAAGAACTTAAACTAAGACTAAGGGAGGAATCTTCCCCCTTTTTTACTGATGAAGAGTTACATTATTATTTTTCTTTAAACAATAATGACTTAAATAAAACTACTTACGAATGCCTTTTGTTAAAAGCAGAAGATGATAGCATCACGCTCCCTGGAGGGCTTACCTTAGCCAATAATAGAGAATATTGGCTTGGATTAGCTAAACTGTATAAACCTAAGAAAAGGAGCTTTGTATTATGATAGCTAATAAGATAAAACCTAAAATACAGAAAGTAATAGACAAATTCCCAACTTATGTTGATATTTATAGAGATGCTAAAAATGAATTCGAAGAACCTAACGGAAAAGATCTTGTATGTAGTGTAAAAGGCTTTTACCATGAAGGTAATACTCAAATTAGTGCTATTACTACTGATAAGGGGCAAGTAAAAAGAAGTAAGCAGATGTTTTTAATGGTTATCTATGATGAAGATACTGTTAAGATAAAAGAAAATGATTATTTCTTACTTGATGATGTTAAATATATTATAAAAGATTTAGGTAACCCAAATAGGTTAAATATTTACTTTGATATGTTAGTCGAGAGGCGTTAGTATGAGTTTTAAATTTGACGCTAGTAAGCTTATAAAAGGAATAACTGAAAGAGAAATTAAAACTAGAGCAGCACTTGGGTTATATGCAGATACAGTTGCTAAAAAAATGGAAACTCATGCAAAAAGCAATAAACCCTGGGTTGATAGAACTGGAAGGGCTAAACAAAGTTTAAATAGTTCTTGGAAGTGGGTTGGAGATGTTGCTAGAGTAGAGTTATCACATGGAGTTCATTATGGTATTTATTTAGAATTTTGTAATGAAAAAAAATATGCTATTATAAAACCAACTATAGATATAATAAGTCCTCAAGCTATCAGAGGATTAAACAAGATATTAAAGTAGGTGTAAATTATGTTTGCACAAATATATAAACATTTAAAAAATAATGGGTTTGATGTGTATTCTATTGGCCAACATGAAGGAATATGCTCAAATCCTTATATTGTTGTAAAAGAAAATGGAGTAAGTGAGGTTGTTGGTAAATCATTAGTAAATGATGTGGTTGAATTACTTATATATTATCCTATAGGTAAGTATTCAGAGTTAGCAACTTATAAGAAACGTATACTTAACACTATGAAATATATGAGTAGAGTAAGAAGAGTTATGGATCCTGCGCCAACGATTATTGATGATTATAAAAAAGCTTATACAACCTCATTTACATACAAGAAAATAAAAACGAAAGAAGGTGCATAGGATGTCGATAGAACAATTTGCATTATGTGATGTAGTTATGACACAGATAAAAGTACAAGGCGGAACTACTCATAGTTTTGCTACTGCGGATGAAATATCGTGTGAGCCAGTTATAGAAGAGGGAGAGCAAAAAACTCTTAAAATAAAATCGAAGCTAGTTGCTAGTAAGCAGACTCCAGATATGGTATTAGGACATGATATAATATGTAAAGATAACGTCTTTACTCCGGACTTATTAGCAGATGTACAAGGTGGTACTGTTACAAAGACAGAAGTTAGCACAGGAACATTTAAAAAATACACTGCTCCTAATGTTGGGGCATTGCCAAACACAAAATCATTTGATTTTATATGTTATGTAGAAATAGTTGGTGATGATGGACCAACAGGGGATTATTTAAAATATACTTTCCCTAATTGTAAAGGATCTTTTATTTCTCCTAACTTTAAAGATGGAGAATATTATGCTAATGAATACACAATAAAATCAAGACCAGCTTTAAATACTTCGCTATATACAGTTGAGTTAGTTAGTGAATTACCAGTAGGTGTTGTTGCTTTTAAACATCCTGCTTTAGAAGTAGAAGAACAAATAGAAGAATAAAAAAGATTAATGGGCTAAGGTACATCCTTAGTCCTTTTTATTATATATTTTAGAAATTTTAGGAGGTAGTTATGCAAATAACAAGTTTAGAACAATTACAAGCAATAAAACAAACAGAAATAGTTGAGCTACCAAGTTTTGAAGATGGAACTCCTTTTGTAGTAGAAATTAAAAAACCTAATATGATGCAACTAATGACAAGCGGTAAAATACCTAATACTTTATTATCTGTTGCTACTGAAATGTTTAACGGTAAAACCGGGCAAGTAATGGGAAAAGCGTCAGAGGATATAAAGACATTAAAAGAATTAGTAGGAATGATGGAAGTATTAGCAGAAGCTTCTTTAGTTAAACCAAGCTATAAAGATATTAAAAAAGCTAATGTAGAACTAACAGAAAATCAATTAATGGCAATATTAATGTATTCTCAAGGTGGAGTAAAATCTTTAGAAAACTTTCGTAACCAGCAAGCAAATAATTAGAATACTAAACCAATCTATAAGATTTAAAAAACTACCTTCTGAAATTGCTAGGATATATGATGAATATACTGCATTTTGCTTTGATGAAGCTTGTGATTATATAATTAGTCAATTAGAGCAAGAGAAAAAGCCAAAATGGAGAGAAGAACAGAAAACAAAGGAAGAGAAAAGAAATATTAACCTTCAATTAGCTGAAAAGCTAAGAAAAGAAAGGAGGTAGTATATGAGTGTAAATGTTGGTACTGCTGTTGGTTATCTTGATTTGGATGCAAGTAAATTTAAGGCAGGCTTAAAAGATGCACAATCAACTTTAAGTGAATTTACAAATCAGAGTAATAATGCAGGGACTAGATTTGAAGCTTTAGGAAGTTCTTTAAAGACAGTAGGAAGTACAATAACTACTGCGGTATCATTACCTTTATTAGCTTTAGGAGCAGGAGCAATAAAAACTGCTAGTGATTTTGAAGCTGGTATGAGTAAAGTATCTGCTTTAAGTGGAGCAACTGGTGATGATTTAAAAATGCTTGAAGATAAAGCTAGAGAAATGGGTGCTAGCACTAAATATAGTGCAACTGAAAGTGCGGAAGCTCTTTCGTATATGGCTTTGTAACTAAGGTCAGCTAATCAGAAATGATTAGAAGAATAAATTCGGTGAATTCGGTGAAAATCTAAGTTTAATATGTTGGATTTTAAGTATAATTAAGGTATTATAGTATTTGGACAGATAGGGTAGCTCCCGAACGATACAATCCTAAGTATCTTCTGTCTTTTTGTATATTAGGGAAATTACTGTAGGAGGTAATTTAATATGATAACTCATAAAGTATGTAAATCTTGTGGTAAAAATTTAGAAATATCTAATTTTACTAAATCAAAACAGGTAAAAGATGGTTATGAAAATAAATGCAAAGTGTGTAGGAGAAAACAGAGAACGACTTATTCTAAAAGCTGTGAAGTGTGTAAAAAAGAATTTACTACACAGACTAAAGGGACTAGATTTTGTAGCAAAGAATGTCAAGGAATAGTTAGAAGAGATAGAATAGAAACTAAATGTAGTTATTGCTTAAAGGATATAGAGGTTGTTAAGTCATTATATGAAAAAAATACATATAATTATTGTAATCAAGACTGTAGAACAGAGCATTTAAAAGTGTTAATGGCTGGTGAAAATAATCCCAACTACGATAGAGTGAAATATAATTGTGATGGTTGTGGAGAAGAAATAGATGTTATTCCAAGTAAAATAAAAGAACAAAAATATATATTCTGCTCAAATGAATGCTACAAAAAAAATATAGGTCAATTTTTCAAAGGAGAAAATAACCCAAACTACGATAGGGGTAAATTTATATGTGAGCAATGTGGTAAAACATTTGAAAGAATTAAATCTGCTAATAGAGGAAATCATGTGTTTTGTTCAAGAGAGTGTTATGAAGATCATCATAGACAAAAAGGACGAAGTAAAGAAATAGAGGTAAATTGTTCTATGTGTAATAAAGTAGTTAAAGTTTGGGAATCTAGATTGAAATATACAAAAGATATATATTGTTCAAAAGAATGTGCTAGAAAAGGATATAGTCTTAAATATAGTGGTGAAAATAGTCCTAGTTATAATCCGAATTTGACAGAAGAAGATCGAATAACTCAGAGAAAAAGCAATGACTACTACTTATGGAGAAAGTCTGTATTTAATAGAGATAATTATACTTGCCAAGCTTGTGGTGATAATCAAGGTGGAAATTTAAATGCACATCATATAATTAACTATATGGAAAATGAATACTTAAGAACTAATGTTAATAATGGAATTACATTGTGCAAAACTTGTCATAAAGATTTCCACGATACATATGGATATAAAAATAATAACGAAATACAATTAAATGAGTTTATATATACTAAAAAACAACAAAAACCCTAATAGGGTGTTTTATTATGCTTAAAATTAAACAGATTAAATATGATAACACCGAGCCAAGCTACTGAAAGTCAATAAAAGTAAGTAGAAGGTGTAACGACTAATCGTTGAGCCATGACAGGCAATAATACGGACACGAGTACCGAACATCTTACCAAGTAATGTTGGAGATGAAGATATAGTCTGAACTATATAGAAATGTATAGAAGTAGGTGATTAAAAGAACACTTACGGTAACATAATTGTTAGCAGGTTGGGATGCACAACAAATGGCAGCTGGACTTGAGCCTTCATTAAAATTAGCAGGTGCTGCTGGTATGGACTTAGCTCAAACTACAGATATTGTCACAGATACTATGTCAATGTTTGGTATGCAAGCAAATGAAGCAACTAAAATGACAGATATGTTAGCCTATGCACAAGCTAACTCAAATACAGATGTTCAACAATTAGGAGAAGCTTTAAAATATTGTGGTGCTTCTGCCAATGCTATGGGTTATGATTTAGCAGATACAACTGCATTATTGGGGACTTTTGCCGACCAGGGACTTAAAGGAAGTTCAGCAGGGACAACTCTAAATGCTATGTTTAGAGATATGAAGAAAAATGCCAAAGATGGAGCAATAGCTATAGGTGATACAAATGTAGCAATAGTTGATACAAATGGAAACTATAGAGATATGACCGATATATTAGCAGACGTTCAAAAAGCTACAGAAGGAATGACACAAGCTGAAAGAGATATGGCTTTATCTTCTATATGGGGAACAGAAGCTTTAAAAGGTGTTAATATGGCTTTTGAAGCTGGTGTACCTAAAATAAGAGAATTTGAGGATGGTATAAGAAAGTCTGACGGTGCTGCAAGCGAAATGTATAATACTATGCAAAATAACTTGCAGGGTGCTATAGATAATATGAAGTCAGCTTTTGAAGGGCTTTTAATAACTATAGGTCAAAGGCTTATACCCATATTTCAAAACTTAGTCGAAGGAATAACTAATATATTTACTTGGTTTAATAATCTTAATCCAGCTATCCAAAATGTAATAATTGGGGTAGGTGGTTTTTTAGCTATATTAGGTCCATTACTATTGATAATTGGAAATGTAATTATATTTATAGTTAAATTATCAACTTCTATAAGTGCTTTAGTAACTTTCTTTAGTGCAGGGGGAGCAGGTGCAGGATTATTAGCTACTGCAATAGCATTTCTAACAGGACCAATCGGTTTAACAATAGCTGCAATAACTGCACTAATAGCTATAGGAGTATTATTGTATAAAAATTGGGATGAAATAAAAGTTAAATGTATAGAAATTTGGCAAAATAATATAAAACCTATAATAGAAACTGTAACTAATACTATTAAAGCATTTTTAACCGCTACATGGACAGGAATACAAGCATTTTTAACTACTTGTTGGAACTTACTTAAACAACTAGCATCTACAGTTTGGAATGGAATTAAATCAATAATAGAAAGTGTATGTAATGGCATTAAAAGTACTGTCACTTCTATATGGAGCGGTATTAAATCTATTACATCTACTATATGGAATGGCATTAAGTCTCTAATTTCATCGGTTGTAAATGCTATAAGTAGTACTATATCAAGCGTATTTAATACTATAAAAACTACTATTAGCACAATATGGGATAATGTAAAAACAACAACTTCTACTGCATGGAATGGTATTAAGTCAGTTATATCAACAGGTGTAAATGTAGTTAAAAATGTAATTTCTACTGTATGGAGTGGTTTAAAAGATTTATTAACAGCTCCATTTATAGCAGCTAAAGGTGTTATAGATGGAATATTAAGTGGGATATCTAGTGCAATATCTAGTGTATCAAGTGCAATAAGTTCTGTAAAAAATGCAGCTAGTAGTGTAATAGATAAGGTAAATCCATTTAAGAAAAGTATTGAAGTAGCGTATATTGAAGCACCGATAGATACCTATTCTATGAGAAGTAATACTATGGATATGGCTAAGAGATTAGTTTACTCGGATAATATTGCTAAAGCTTCAATTGCAGATAGTATTGCTGGAGTTAGTAATCTAGTAAACAAAGATTTAATTAAAGGCAATGATACTAAAAGATCTTCTAGTAATAGTGTTGTTATAAATAATACATATAATAGCCCTAAGCCTGCAAGTATAAGAGAGTTAAAAAGGCAAGATGAAATACAAATGAGAAGATTAGCTATGCAGTTAGGCTTTTAGAAAGGAGGTACTAGCTTGATAAATAAAATAATATATGAAAATGAAAGAGGTATATCTATTGAGTTAAATCGAGATGGGCCTCTTTTTTTATTTAAACCAGAAGGTTTTGGTGGACTAGAATCTGATATAGTAAGTTCTAAAAATGCATATCAAGATGGTATAAATATATTTAAAACTATTCTAAAAGATAGAATATTAACTTTAAATTGTTATTTAGAAGTTGATAATGAGCAACAAAGGCATATATTGAAAAGAAAGTTGTATAATGCTTTTAATCCTAAGCTAAAAGGTCATATGAAAATATATATAGACTCAGGATATTTGAGAGGTGCTAGTAATTTAAGAGTTATACAAGCACCTTTGTTTGAAGATGATTATGAAGGATTAAATGAACTTGTAAGCTTCCAAATTCAATTAGCTATGCCATTACCTTACTTTGAAGATATTAATGAAAATAGAGTTGATTTTGGTAATGATATAGGTAATTTTTTCTTTGACTTAGAAATAGAAGAAGAAGGCAAAGAATTATCTATAAAAAATAACTCTATAGTTACAAATATATTTAATGAAGGAGACGCACAAACTCCTATTAAGGTAGTATTTAAAGCTAGAACTGTTATTGAAAATCCTTCAATATATAATGTTTACACAAAAGAATTCATTAAGCTTAATTATACTATGCAAGAAGGAGAAGAAATAACTGTTACTACACATCATGGAAATAAACGTGTAGAGAGTTATTTAAATGGTATAACTAAAAATATTTTTAATGATTTAGATATTAATTCAACATTCATATGGCTTGATATAGGTGATAATGTAATTCGATATGATTCTGATACTATGATTGAACAATTAGAAGTGTACATATATTACACTAACTATTACTTAGGAGTGTGATAATATGCAATTATACGTACTAGATAGAAACTTTACAGTATTAGGAATTATTGATAATTATGAATGTTTAATGTGGAAAAGGAATTATTATAAATCTGGTATTTTCTCTATGCAAATAATACCTACTTTTGAACAGTTTGAACTACTTAAAAAAGGTAACATACTTCTTAAGAATGATAATACAAAAGAAGCTATGTATATAGATCATAGAGAACTTGAAGAAAATGAAGAGGGTGTTGAGATATTAGTAGTTAGTGGCTACTCTTTAACTCAATGGTTAGATAGAAGAATAACTTTATATAAAGAAGTTGAAGAAGGGAATGCTGAAACTGTTATAAGAAATTATGTTGATAGACATTGTATAAACCCTGTAGAAACTAATAGAAAAATTGATAATATCATTCAAGGTATTAATAATAACTTAGGTGATATTATCAATTTTTCAAGTCATTACAAACAACTATTAGACGAAATTGAAACAATCTCAAAAGCTAATGAGTTAGGTTGCAAGATAGACCTAGATCTAAATGATAAGCAATATATATTTGAAGTATACAAAGGATTAGATAGAACTGTTAATCAAGATACAAATTCTAAAGCTATATTTAGTGCAGAGTTTGAAAATATATCTAATCAAAAGTATATAGATAGTGATAATAACTATAGGAATATGGTTTTAGTCGCTGGAGCAGGTGAAGATGCTGAAAGAAAAATAATATCATTAGGCATTGAAAATAAAGGCTTAGATAGATATGAGTTATTTGTAGATGCAAGGGATATTTCTGATACAAAACAACAAGGCGAAAATGAAGTATCTATTCCTATTGAAGAATATAATAAACTCTTAGAAGTTAGAGGAAATGAAAAATTATATGAATGTACTAAAGTTGAAACTTTTGATTGTACTTTAACCAATGTAAATTCTTTAGCTTATAGAGTTGATTTTGATTTAGGGGATAAAGTTAGTATTATTAATAAAAAATGGGGATTAATGCTTAATGAAAGAATAATATCAATAACGGAAACTTATGATAGTGAAGGTTTAAATATAGATATAGAAATAGGAAATAATCTTCCTACTTTAATTGAAAAAATAAAAAGAAAAATGAGGTGATAACATGGCAGAAAAAAGTTCATTTTTTACTTCATTAAATGGAGATAGAAAATATAAATCTAGTGATTTTGCAGAATACTTTAGCACTTTTATAGGTAATGGAGTTTTTCCTAATCCTTCAAACAGCTTATTAGTAACTTCTAATGGTGATATGACTATAAACTTATCTGCTGGGTTTGCTTGGATAAATGGATATATGTATCATAATACAGATAATTTAACTCTAACTGTAGAGTATGCAGATGCTACTTTAAAACGAATTGATAGAGTTGTATTAAAATGTGATTTTGTAAATAGAGAAATAAAAGCTTATGTTAAGAAAGGTACTTTTGCAACTAATCCAACGCCTCCCGCGCTTGAAAGAAATGTAAATGCTTATGAATTATCTGTAGCTGACATATTAGTAGAAAATGGTGTTATATCTATACAACAAAGCAAAATAACTGATACTAGATTAGATGAAAATGTATGTGGCATAGTTACACAAACAGTAAAAGAAATTGAAACGTCAGAATTATATAGAAAACTACAAGGTTACATAGATGAAAGAGGGCAAGATGTTAAAGGCTGGATAGAAACTGCAACTACACAATGGGGAATAGACTTTAATACTTGGTTTCAGACTATAAAAGATATATTAAGTGGAGATGTAGCAGGAGCATTAGCTGATAGAATATTAGAGTTGGAAAACAAAGTTAATAATTTAGATTTAGTTGCTAGTAAGGTTACTATGAGTGATGGAAATACTGTAGAAGATGCTATAACAGCAAACAAAACAAGTATTTTAGGATTACAAGCTGAATTAAACGGACAAATAGTTAGAGGCATAGAAATAGCAAATTCTTTATTATCTAAACTTTAATTTTTTAACTGGCGAAAGGAAGTGATTGAATTGACTTTAAGTAATAATGCTAGTTTGAAGCAAGTTATAGATGAGTTTAATAATATAAATACAAATTTGCAGACAAAAAAGAACAATATAGCATCTGCAATAACGAGTAAAGGTGTTAGTGCAAGCGGAACTGAAAGTTTTGATAGTTTAAAAAATAAGATAAATAGTATAACTTTAGGTAAAAAATGGGCTAGTGGTAAAATAGATGCATTCTCGTTTAATTCTTCATCTTATAGTGTTACAGTTACAACATCATTGAGTTTTACTCCTTCTATGGTTATAGTGTCGTTTCCCGAAGTATATACTACTTATAGTACCAGCACAAAATATAAAGCAAATATAGTTAGTAATTTTAATATGGGTTCCGGTAATAAAGTACTAATACCTACACATATCCGACTTCATGCTTACTTTGACTCTATAAGCAGTAGTTCTTTTAAATTTACAGTATCTAATAACACAGATTATACAGTTTATTTCAAAGGTGAAATAACTTGGTATGCATATGAATAAAAAGGAGAAAAAATATGAGTAAAACATTAATAATTTACGATTTAAATGGAACTATAATATCTAGTCCTGTAACAGGTTTTTATAAAGTTCCAAATGGAGTTCCATATTTAGAAATTGAAATACCAAAAGGGAAGCAGGTTGTTAGTGTGAATGTAGAAACTCAAGAGCCTATATTCGGAGATATTCCAGCAACTGAAATAGAAATAATGCAAGGTAAAATATCCATTTTAGAAGCCGAAAATGAGAGTCTAAAAGAAGAACTACGAGCAGTTTTAAGAGGTGATATGCAAAGTTTAGCATATATTTTATATCCGGAAGATTTTAATACTTTTCAGAAAGTAGGTGTATAAATGAATAGAAAATACAATTTAAAATTAGATTTACAGTTCAGATGTAATAACTCGATTATGAAATTTAATCAGTTTGACAATAATACATCTGATTTTTTTATGCGAATAACTAACGGTGGCAATTTAGTTGATGTTGAAAAAGCTATAGTAGTATTAGCAGCAATAAAGCCTTCGGGGAAAGTTGCTAGTCAATTTGTAGAAGTTAAAAATGGTCTTGTATATGCAGATTTAAAGCCTTCTATGAAAGATGAAATAGGAACTTATGCTGCACAAGCTATGCTTATATTAGAAGATGAAAGAGTTGTTACTGATGTTATAAGCTATGAAGTTGAAGAAGATAAAATATTTAGCTTGTTAAATGATACTGTAGAAACTTCAGAAGAATTTACTTTATTAACTGATATGTTAAGTAGATTATCAACTATAGAAATATCAGAAGAACAAAGAATAGTAAATGAAGCTGAAAGAATACTATCAGAAGAAAATAGAAAAATAGAAGAAGCTAAGAGAGTAGAAGCTGAACTTATTAGACAACACGAGGAAGCAGATCGTTCAAAGTATGACGCTACAAGAGAAAGCAATGAGAATATAAGAAAACAAAATGAAAGTATAAGATTAGCTAATGAAACTAACAGAATAGATGAAGAAGCTAAGAGAGTTGAAGAAGAGAATAAAAGAAAATTAGCAGAAGAAGAAAGAAATGCTAATTACAACTTTATGACAGAAGATGAAGAACGTAGAAGATTAGAAGCTAATGCACATAAAGAAGCAGAAGCACTAAGAGTTCAAGCTGAAACTAATAGAGTTAATGAAGAAGCTAAAAGAAGAACTACAGAACAAGCTAGAGTATCAGCAGAAAATACTAGAGTTAATAATGAAAATACAAGAAAAGCTAATGAAACAACTAGGCAAACTAATGAAGCTAAAAGGGTAGAAGCTGAAACTCAGAGGCAAAATAGATATAACTCTTTTATAGCTGATGCAGAAGCTAATGCTAATAACTTTGAAAACTATACTAATACTGCAAAAGTTAAAGAAGATGAAAGAAAATCTAATGAATTAGATAGAAAATCTCAAGAAGATAGAAGAGTAGCTAATGAAGTAGAAAGAATATCTAATGAAAATACTAGAAAAGCTAATGAAAAAGCTAGAGAAAAAAATGAAACTTCTAGACAAAATATATTTGAAAATAAAGTAAGTGAAGTTGATGAAAAGATAGTTGAATTAGATACTACTAAAGATAATTTTATATCTAGTATGAATACTAAAGTCGATAATAAAATATCTGAAATAGATAATGCTAAAGATAATTTTGTATCTAATATAAATACTAAAGTTGACACTAAAATATCTGAAATAGAAGTTGCTAAATCTGATATGACTAATACTGTATCAAATAAAGTAAATGAAGTTGATAAAAAGATAATTGAAATAAATGCAACTAAAGATAATTTCGTATCTAGTGTTAATACTAAAGTTAATACTAAAATATCTGAATTAGATAATGCTAAATCTGATATGACTAATACTGTAACAAACAAGATAGATGAAGTAGAAACTAGATTTAATACACTTACATCTTCACAACAACAAGATGCAGAAGTTATAGATGCTAGAGATGGAGAAACTTCTTTAAAAGCAAGACTTGATAGAGATATAGAAAAAGCTAAACAAGTTTACGTAAACGTAGAAGGAAGTAATATATCTACTGATAGTTCTGTTGGGTATGCTAAAGATGTTGAGATACTTGGTAACACTGTTCAAAGTGCTTCAAACCTTGCAGATATACGTTCAGTAGGGGATAAAATAGAAGGTCAAGAACTGTATGAAATACCTGTTTTAAGTTGTGGTAAGAATTTATTTGATGGAAATGAGTTTACTCCAAGAGAAGCTATTAATCAATACAGTTATATTGATGGTATATTAACTATGAGTTGCGATGGTCAGGCATATAGAAGGGTTGATTATATATTACCTAATACATTAGTTCATGGCAAAAGATACATCCTTACTGCGAATGTCAAAGCATTAGAGTACTCAAGTGGTTATACTCCATCACAAAACTTCGGATATGGATATTATAATGGTGGTAGTTCAGATTACTATGGTTCTTTCGACGCTTCAAGTAATACAGCAAAGTTAGAGTTCGTATATAATGAACAAGGAGAGAATGTTATAGGTTTTCATAACGAAGTGAAAGAGGGACTAACTAAACTACAATGGTCTAACATCCAATTGGAAGAAGGAACACAAGCAACTCCATGCGAGCCATATCAAGAAGATAAACTAACTATTTTATCACCTACACCACTTGAAAAAGTAGGAGATGTAGCAGATAGATTAATTTGTAAAGATGGAGTATGGGGAGTAGAGGATAACTCTGTTGATATATTATTTAATGAAACAAATTGTACTATTACTATGAGTAATGCTAGTGATATACACCCTAATTATGCAGTGTTTGATTTTAGTGTTGTTGATAATAAAAACTATGTAAAGACAAGTTTACTATTCTGTAACAAATTTAATCACCTACTTTATAGTGCAGATAGAAATTCTTCTGATAAAGAAGGTTGTTGGATAGGTAATGCTGTTTTCTTTACTGTTAAAATACTAAAATCAAAACTTGAAAGTGTAGATGTTAATGGTATGAAAAAATGGTTGAAAACAAATAATATTAATTTGAAGTATTTAACTACTCAACCTCAATTCATACCATTACCACACGACCAACAAATCAAGTTAAGAACTTTTGCTAATAAAACTAACATTTCATTTGGGTGTGAAATAGAAGGAACGATAAAAGCACAAGTACCTAAATCTTTAGGTGCTACTGTTAATACACATACTGAACAAATCAATAACTTAAATAAAGAGTTAGATAGAGTTAAAAAACTTGAAGAAAGTACAGTATCTACCGTTACTACTGAAAGTGATTTTACTACTGTTGAAGCAACGTCAAATGGGTATTTTGAGGATGTGAAGCTAGAAGGTAAGACGCTGGTGAATTATATAAGCAACTTTAACAATTGGAGTAATATGGGAAATACAACAGTTTCAGAAGATGGTGCTAGTATGACTATTAATGCTACTTCATGGAACAAAGGTAGGCAAATATCTAAAAGTTTACCTATTGGGGAATATATATTTAGTATAAATAATCCAAATAATGCTACTATTATAGTTCAGAACAAAACTAATGCTAAAACATTACTTATGGGCAACAATATTGATATGAATATTAAGTTTTCGTTATTAGAAGTAAGTGAGATTTTAATAACTTGTAAAAATACAAGTGAAACGGGAACTTATGTTGTAAATAATCCAATATTAACTACAGACAAAAATGTCAATGGCTACTTTGAAGGACTTAAATCAGTAGGTCAGTCGGCTACGACTTCAGAGGATGGAGTAGATGAAATAAGTGTTGAGAGTGTTAAAGGTGATGGGAATTTATTTGATGCTACATTAGATACGCAAACTAAAAATGGCGTTACTTTTTCTTATGATGGTGCGACAGGAGAGATAGTGTTAAACGGTACTTGTACAGAAAATAATACTTGTGTTATGTTTAAATATCCTACTAAATTTATAGAAGGTAATACATATTATTTACGAATATTTGGTACAACAATAAATTCACCTTTAGCACATATAAGGGTGTATGATGACAAATATGTTGGGAATAATCTTGCAACAACAAGTAGAGGAACATCAATACATAAATCGTCTAGTACACGAAAAATGGTAAATACCTCTATAAGGGTTGATAGTGGGATTACTTTTAATAATTTTAGGTTTAAAGTGCAATTAATTGTAAATGAAGATAGAACAGAATATATCCCACACCAATCAGATAAAAAACGTCTTTTATACTACAATGAAGAAACTCAAACGTGGGAAAAACCTATACTTCGTGAATGGGATAGTATAGAGAAACACGCCAATGCTAAGTATTACTATCACCAACGTAGTGCAGAAGCTGTGTTAAATGGTAGCGGTATGTCTCTTGCTGATACTACACAATGGGATGAAACTTCTGGTACAACTGATTATTTAGTAGTAAAATGTGCAAATATTTTATTTGGAGATAATTTCATATCTGATAAATTCATAAAAGTACATTCTCACGAAACATTTAAACAGTTTAATGGAGAATGTATGTATAGTGCTAGTTGGGGAACTGTTTTTAAAATATCTAAATCTAAACTATCTACGCAAGATGTAGCAGGTTTCAAACAATGGTTACAAGCCAACAACGTAACAGCAGTATACAAACTAGCAGAAGAAAAAGTATATGAATGTACTAACATAGATTTAATAACATATAACGGAGAAACTAATTATATAGTAAATAGTGGTGCAATAACTCCTAGAACTACTTTAAAAGTTCATAATAACATAAGTAATGTAGTTAGCTTATTACAAAAGAAAGTTAGCTTATTAGAAAGTAATGTAACTAGCTATATGATAACTCAAAATAGATTAATGTTAGCAAGTAGATATAATGCTGATAATGTAACTTTTAAAGTTGACTATTCTAGCATGATGTCAGAAAGAGAAGTCGAAATAGATTATGATTTATTTAAATTGATACAAGATAATATAATAGTTGGACCTGAAAACTATGATGTAGATAAAATGCTTGAAATAATGGATTTATATGCTATGATAGGATTTATAACTTGGGAAATGTGGGACTATTTATATGAAGTAATAGACAGCCAAATTAATCCGGTAATAGGAGATCTAGAAGGAGCACCTGAAATATAGGTGTTATTTTTATGCCATGATAAGGGGCATTGTACCTTATCTAAATAAAATATAAAAAGGATGGTAAATTATTATGATATTAACAACTACAATGGCAAAGAATTTTGAAAGAATAATAAAAAGTGGGAACTATGATGCTGCTAAGGTATTAAGTGATATAGAAGCAGCTAGAGTAAGAAAAAGAATAACTGATGCAGAATCAGAATATCTAAATGAATTAATTGAGGTAGACTTAGAAAGTAGAGTTGAAGAACAAGTTAAACAATTAGGAAAATAATAAATCTAAAGACTAGAGATAATTTCTCTAGTCTATTTTTTATAAAAGGCGGTGTATTATGAATTTTACAGAAATAGTAGGTAGTATAGGGTTTTACGGGGCTTGTATGGTGGCTCTTGCTATATGGGTAGATAAGCAAATAAAAAATAATAGAGAAGATACACAAAAGACTATAGATATATTAAGAGAAGATGCTAAAGAAGATAAGGACAGGCTATTAAATGAAATAGCATACAATAGAGAGGTTATAGCAAAAGTTGTTGCTACAAATGATGTATTAGCTAAAGATCTAACTGTTAAGGTAGATAAAATATTAGATAAGGTAGGTGTATAACATTGAATATAATTACTAATTTTTTAGATAAAAATAAATATAGTAGACCTGGAACTAAGAGAAATAAAACAACTAAAATTGCTTGGCATTATGTAGGCAATCCTGGATCTAGTGCTAAAGCTAATAGAAATTATTTCAACAATGCCCCAAATCATAAAACTAGTGCAAGTTCTCACTATATAATAGGGCTAGAAGGTGAAATAATCTATTGTGTTCCTGAAGATGAAATAGCATATACAACTAACTCAGCCAACTCTTATAGTATAGGAATAGAAATGTGTCACCCTGATAGTAGTGGTAAATTTAATTCTTTAACATATAATGCTGCGGTAGAATTAGGCGTAGATTTAGCTAAAAGATATAAATTAAATCCTTTAACTGATTTTATAAGACATTATGATGTTACTAAGAAGTGTTGTCCTAAGTATTGGGTAGACAATAAATCAGCTTGGGAGAAATTTAAACAAGATGTAAATAATAAGCTAAAAGTAGATAATACTCAAGGATCATCAACTGTAAATGGAGATTATACAGGTAAAAAAGCTAGAGTAACTGCTAATGTTTTAAACGTTAGATATGACCGAGGAACTCAATATAATGTAATAGGCAAACTTAATAAAGGTGATACAGTAAAACTTAATTATTGCTTAAATGGTTGGGTGAGCATAGAAGGATACAAAGGTAATAAAGGACTTGGATATATTAGTACAGAGTATTTAGAACTAATATAAATTAGAGGGTAGCTTATGGCTACCTTCTTTTTTTATGCCTTAAATTATTTGTCGAAAAGTTTTTTAATTATTTTTATAAAAGCTGTATAATTCGTAACGAATTATGATATAATATAAATATAAAGAACAACAAATAAAAATAATTAAGGAGGAAACAAAGATGATAGAATTAAAAGGAACTGAAAAGCAAGTTAAATGGGCAAATGACATAAGAGAGATAATGATGGAATGTTTAAATAAGAGTTTAAAATTCCAGGAAGAAGAAGCACAAAGATTAGAAATAAAAAAAGGTAAGCCAAGCAAAAGAATGACTAGAATAGTAGAAGCATTTAAAAATTATATCGAAATGGTAGAAAATCAAGAATCTGCTGCATGGTTTATAGAAAATTTCAAATGTTTAACTTCAGTTGATAGAGATAGAGCAGGGGACATTTTATTTGATACTGTTTTAGGAAGAAGATAATAAAATACCAGGAGCTATAAAAATAACTCCTGGTACACTTCCAATATGGACTACTTAGCAATGTAATAATTTAAAATAATAATTCAATTTACATTCCAATATGTATCTACTTAAAAATAATAGTAAAATATTTATATTAAAAAGTCAAGGAGAATAAAAATGAAAATAGATAGTATAAAAATAAGTAAGGCTCTAGAAAGAACTCAAATAAATTTAGAAAAAATGATTAATGACAGTTCTAAAGTAAACGAGTGTATAAAAGTAATAAAAAAAATTTGGGATGATTTAGAAACTATACTTTTTTATATAGATGTAAAGAACTTAGAACAAGATAAATTTGATGCATTTACAAATGTTATGAGTTGTTTTGAAGATATTGTAGATAATTTAGAAAATAATTATTTTAATAGATATATGAAAGAGTTTTATGATAGTATAAACGTATTTAACTCTGTATTTAAACAAGAATATAATAGTTTTGTAGATGAAAGAAAAGCTAAAATAGCATTTAATAAAAGTGGAGGTACTGCAAAAGGCACTGCGATAACTAATAGAGTTACAATTCCAACTAGTTGGATAAAAGAGTTAGGTATAAATCAAGAAAATAGAGAAGTAAAACTCACTTTAAAAGACAACAAAATAACAGTAGAAAAAATAAAATAAATTTACTAGAGTTTAAACAAAGAGTGGTATGAAATTTATCACTCTTTTTTCTGTGTGAAAAAATCATCATTTAATTCTAATTAAATATGTTATAATATAAATAACAACTCGTCGTGTTAGCACTAGAACACAAATAAGGGATTCTTTAGCTAGTGCAGGTGGTAACTAATAACCAATTGTATAATATCAACAGATGCTAGGGCTATATGCTCTAGCTCTTTTTTTTATTTAAATACAATTTTTTACAAAATACAACAACAAGTATGATGTATACTTACAAATAGTTATAATACATAATTTGGGGGAGGATTTGAAATGAATAACAAATTAACTAATTGTAAGGCATGTGGTAAGGAATTAGCAAAAGGGGTAAAAAAATGCACTAGTTGTGGAAAAGACCAAAGAAACTTTTTTATGAAGCATAAAATACTAACAGGCATATTAGTATTAGCAATAATAGGTGCTATAGGTTCTGATGGTGGAGATAACGCTAACTCTTCAATGGACAACCAAAGCAAAGAAGTAGCGCAAAATACAGAGGTTGAATCAAGAAAAGATGTTGCAACTGAAGAAGAAACAAAAGAAAGTGTACCAACAGAATATAAATCTGCACTTAAACAAGCAAAAACTTATAGTGATGTGATGAATATGTCTAAGGCTGGAATATATGATCAGTTAACTTCTGAATACGGAGGGCAGTTTACAGAAGAAGCAGCTCAATATGCTATAGATAATGTAGAAGCAGATTGGAAAGAAAATGCATTAAAATCGGCTGAAACTTACCAAGAAACTATGTCAATGTCACCAGCGGCAATTTATGACCAACTAGTATCACAGTATGGAGGACAGTTTACAGAAGAAGAAGCACAGTATGCTATAGATAATCTAGAATAATAATTTAGACTAGGGTAAAACCTAGTCTTTTTATATATCATTATTTATTGCAAAGCAACACCAGATTACTCCACCTATAACTAAAATGGCAGGTCCTATTAATAATCCATATCCTAAATAAGTTAAATTCATAATATCACCTCATAAAATTTATTTCCAAAATTTATAAAAAATATAATCAGGACAGGTAAGTTTGTGTGTAGCATTACATATAAATTGAGTATAGTTAATTAAAAATTAGTTAGAGTTAATAAAAATTTATTAAATTTATCTAAAAAACAGTAACATCTACACACATATAAGCATATATATAACTATAGACATAAAGGGGGTTGAGATATGACAAAAAAAAAAAAACTTAAAA